AATCGTAGTCTAGTGTACCAGACATAGCAAGAGCAGAAGCAACATCAGCAGATGTGATGATTACATTACCCTTCCCTCTACGAGTTTCCTGTGCGATTGCGTTGGCATCTCTTTCGATCTGGAATAGAAGTCCTTTGAACTTCTCAACAGACCATCTACCATTACTGTCTACGTCTAAGTCAAATATACCAGAAGTAGCAGTGTTAACAGCAGCACCTTTTTCAGCAACCTTATAGATTGTTCTGATAACTTCTCTGTTGATCTCAGCAAGTATCTCTGTTGAAAGGATATTTGCTAACTCTGCTTCAGCATTCAATCCATGAATTGCCTTCAAGTCTTGAGCAAGTTCTAGACTGTACTCTGCCTTTAGTGCTCTGGATTTCGCTGTAACGGTGACTTTCTCGATTGAGAATGCCATCTCGTTAAAGAGTTTTCCGCTTTCGCCTAATGCTTCAGCGTCTTCGGTATCCATACCACGACCAACTGGGTATGTTGTGGATGCCTGTGAACCTTCTGGGTTTAGTGCAGCAGGGTTAGTAGCAGCAGTGAATGATGTACCACCTGTTGTACCGAAACCAACTGCTCCACCTGTAGAAGCACCTTCATTCTGTGTATAACCGGCAGAAATGTCGTTATTGAATGTAGATGTCTGAGATGAGAATGCAGTATTTGGTTCGTTAAATAATGCCTCAGTTCCACTCTGATTAGTGAATCTGGATCTCATTGCGAAGATAAGTCCTGTTGGGCCGCTCATTGGTTGTACACCAGCTAGGTCATATGCGACCAAGTTTGGCATTGAACGTCTGATTAGACTTATGAGTACTGGGTCAAAACCAGCGACTGGGCCTGCTTTATCGGCTCCAGCAGAGAAACCAGCAGTTGCACCAGATGAACCGGTTGTTACTGTAGGTTGCTCGGATAAAAATTCACGCTCTTCGCGTATTGATTGTTCTTGGTTCTCTAGTAGAACAGCAGTTACCATTCTGCGATGATTGTCTTTGATAGGATCAAGACCTTCATAGTCTAGAAGTGGTGCCCACTTTTCTGCAAGAACTTCCTGATTAATAGGGGCTTGCATTTAAATTTTACCTCTTAGGTTTGTTGATTGAATGTATGATGTAAAAATCACTTTTTAGACACACGGCTCATTGTCTGAAGATATGCTTCCATTGAACTGGATATATCCTGATAGGTTGGAGTGCTTGTCTCTTCAGATAAATTCTCCGACTTGTCTCTTTGAGCTCCAGCGTTACTTGGGAAATAAGATTCCTTTAAAGTAACTAGTTTCTCACGATAGTCTGCTTCACTTTCAAACTCAACATTCTCTACAAGGGTTGCAAGTTTTTCTTTCTGAGTTGTTGCTAATCCTTCGGTGACTTCACCAAAAACAACATCTGCAGAGGACTCGGCTAATCTCCTGTTTAGAGCAACATTCTTCTCGATTTGCTCGTTGAGTTTACCTTCCATTTCATCAAGTTTATCTACCATGCTCTCGATGACATCATATTTGTCTTCAGGGATTGATACATAATGTTCTTCAAATAGACTCTTCATTCCATTTAAGAATGAATCTGTCATTTCAGTCTTGAGACCGGATTCAACAGCAATTTGATTGTCTGTCATCCACTCGTCTGCCACATACTCTAAGTATGCATCAACTCTTTCCTCAAGTTCTGATTTTATAGATGCAACTTCTTCTACGAGTTGCTCTTCGTATTCGGCTTTAACACTTTCTTTTACTTCAGCAAGTTTAGAATTAATTGCTGCTTCAAAGATTGTTCTTGCCTTTGTTTGAAACTCTTCAGAAAGTTCTTCGCCTTCAAAGAGTGCTTGTACATCTGCTTCGATGTCAATTTGCTCTTCTTCAACTACTTCTTCCTCTTCAGTTGCTTCCTCTTCGGCAACAACTTCTTGAGTTTCTTCGACTTCTGCAGTTTCTTCTTCAGAAACTACTTCGTCTGAGGAGATTTCTGTTTCAGCGACAACTTCGCCTTCAACTTCTTCCTCTTCCTTCATGCCCGCTGGCATTGGATCTGCAGGTTTTGCACCTTTAGAGACAATATCCTTAACCTGTTTTAAGGTTGTTCCGGGTGTTTTCAATTTGTTTGAATCATCATCAGGCTTTGAGTTCTCAGGAGTAGGGCCTCCTAAATCCTCATAAGACCCAGTTTGACCGGGAGTTGTTAAGGACAATTTTGGCATTGGATCTGCCGATTTTGCCCCTTTGGTTACTACATTTTCCATTTCGTTTAATTTTGACCAACGGACATTTGAATATTAGATTTAAAATAATCTGTATTTATTTATAATGTTACAGATTTGCTAAGAAATCTTGGAATAAACCAAGTTTATGTTCTTCTAATCTGTTTTGATCAACTAGAGTGTTGATTTTCTTTTTTGTTTGAGAAGCAATTTGCTCACGAAGGATTCCTCCTTCCCAAACCCATTCCTTTCCTTCCATAATTCCTGAGACAAAAGCATCAGGTGCTGATGGATCAGCAACGATATCTGCAGCAGTTGCTAACATAAAATCTTCACCAACTACTTTACATCCAGATGCAGTATCTTCTTTAAGAGATCCGACACCACGAGAAGAAACTCCAAGAGTGACTCCTTCCGAGATAAGATTGGATGCTATCTTACCCATAGGTGTTGAAAGTATTTGTGCTTTACCAACAAAGTTTTTTCCTTCTTGACGAAGTGATGTAATCTTATGAGATACACGATCTAAATTTACAGTTGGGCCATCTGGATGTCCAAGTTCTCCAAGTGCTCTTCCCTTCTTAACAAAACTTTCATTGTATCTTCCAACTTCTCTTGCAAGAGTGCTTACAGGATATAATCTTCCATTACGATTTTTGATATCTCCTTGTAAGAAAACACCTTCAATGTACATCTTTTTATTTGCACCTCTGCCCTCAGTTATAAACTTAACTTTTTGGACTTCTTCTGTAATTAGTTTCATTTGATTAACCGGTAAATCCTACTTTTGCACCTTTCACAGCAGCATTGGCAGCAAATACAGCTTGTTCTGGATTTTTTTCCAAAAACTCTACAGTGCCTCTTAGTAATGTAAAGGATCCTACAGTGCTACCACTAACTGCAGATGCAAGAGTCACTAAGTGATCTGCACCAGTAGCAGTATTAACTAAACGAACAACTGTTGCTCCAGAAAATGTTTTTGCTGCTCCAGCGTTTGTTCCAAGTGCTTCTTCTGCTCCCTTTACAAGAGTTCTTTGAGTCATTATTCTTCCTCTTGTGGTTCAGTGTCTACCTCAATTTCATCTTCAATTTCATCAAACATTGCATTACCAATCTCAGGTCGAATATCTTCAACCCTTTTAGCAGCTTTTTGATACAGTAGATCTTTAAGTTCATCTGAAATCTTTGCAGGTTCAGAATCCATTGCAATCATGTCAATAATGTTTTCCATATTTAGATTAGGTATATATTTTATTTATATCTCTACTTTTTTAGTGGTTCAAATGTATTCCACCCATCCAGTAATGATATACTTTGATTCGTAAGGTGCATTCACTCCAACATGCATATGTGTCCACCCTGCGGGCCAAATATAAAGATTACCACAAATCGGTTCAGTTGTAAAGTCTTGGTGTATAAAATGTGTTCCACCACCTTCTTTAATATCATTCAAATATATCATCCATGCAAAAATTCGATTCCGACAAGTCTTACCAACGTCACAATGAATATGTTCATAATAATTATTTGGTTCATATTTTGTTAATTGACAAGTTGGACTTACATGCCATCTTCCAATATTTGAATTAATTAAAGGAAATTTTTGTTTATATTGAAATAAAATATTTTCTAACGTATTTTCTAATCCAAAGATATTTGAATTAGGATTTCTAAAATCAATATCTAAACAAATTTCAAGATTATTTAATCTTTTATTTCCTGCTCTACCGGGTTCTGCTAGATTGATATTTGTCTCAAAAAAATCTATAAGATAAGTGCATGATTCCTTCGGATATGCACCCTCTGCTAAATGTATAAATTGCACTTAAATTTCTGCTGATTTTGTATCCTTACTTAATTGTGCATCAGTTACTGCACCTTGAGATTCTAAATCATCATCCATTGGAACATCACCCAAGTCACCATCTACTGGTTCTCCTGTAATTGGATCAACAGCACTTGGATCTGGAAGAATACCATCTTTAATTTCTTGTTCAATTTGTTCATCAATTTCTTTGATTTCTGTATCAGATTGACGAAGAACTTTCTTACGAAGATATTCGGTTGAGTAGTATTTACCAAGATATGGTTCAACAGTTGCAGCAAGACCTAATCTTTCATTCATCATTTCAGATTCTTTAAGTTCTGCAAACTGATTATCATATAAGAAATCATATTGAATATGATCACTCATTGTATCCCAATCTTCTGGAGTAACAATATTTTTAAGAATTAATTGAGTTCTCAACATGTCATTGAACATATTTCCAAATCTCTTTCTTAATCTTCCAACAAACTTACTAAACTTAAGTTCATCTCTTAATATTTCAGATGATCTTCCTAAATTAAATCCACCTTCTGATGCAATTCTTGATTCTGGAACTCCAAGTGCACGGTATAATTTTTTCTGGAAGTATTCAATATCAGATAGTTCTCCAAGATTTTGTCCACCGGGAAGTGTTGTAATCTCAGTTCCACGACCACCCTCTCTTCTTGGCAACCAGAAATCTTCCATCATTGACATGAACTTTCT